CGGGCGCGCGTCCGCGTTCGATCGCGCGCTGCGTCATGACGTCCTCGCGCTGCGCCTGGAGCGCCTCACCGTGACTCGTGAGCCGTTCCGGCGTGTCGGGGTCGACCTCCTCCATCCACTTACCGAGGCGGTCGCCGCGCTCGAGCGTGAACACGTCGCCCGCGCGGCGATACTTCTCGCCGTAGTAGCCATCGCGGATCGCGCGCACCTTGCGCGGGCCCGCGACCTCGCGCTCGTGCTCGTGCGACGGGGGCGGCTCGTGTCGCTCCGGCATCCGCGGCGGCGGCGCCTCGGGCGGCGGGGTGGTCGGTCCGGGATCGTCGTGCGCGGGCTTCGGCGCCGGCCGCGCGGGCGCCGGGGGGGTCTGCGTCTTTGCCATGTGTGCCTCCTGTGAGAAGCGGCTCGAGCGCCTAGCAGGACGCGCTCGAGCCGGTCGGACTAAACGACGTAGGCCTTGCCGTAGGTCACGGGCAAGAGACTAAAGAGCTCGAACGCGGTCAGCCAGGCGGTCGCGGTGGCCGTGCCGCCGGCCGTCGTGACGCGCACGCCGATGTAGCGTTGCGTGGGCGTGCCGGGCGGGAGCGGCAGGAACCAGTTGGTGTTGGCCTTCGCCGACGCGAGGGGGACCGTCATGCTCGCGTGCGAGAGGACGCCGGCGGTGAGCGCCGCATCGGTCGCCGAGATGATCTCGAGGACCGGCGCGGCGACCGTGGCGTCTGCGTTGAACTGAAACGCGAACCCCATCGGCTCGCCCGTCCCGATCTGGCGCGAGGGCGGCGTGCCGACGCCGCCGGGCACGCCCAGGTCAATCGAGCTCGCCGAGACGGCGCCGGCCCCGAAGGCCTGCGCGACGGCGACGCGAAGTAGAGCGTCAATGTACATACCGTTTCTCCTTGTTGGCCCGTGCCGTTAGGCGACGAGCGCCTCCGAGTTGAGGAGCTGGTCGACCAGGCGCACTGGCGCGTCGCCGAACATCAGAATCCGCTTGCCGTCGAAGTTCTCGTACGTGAGCCCGCCGCCGGCGCCGACCGACTCGCGCGCCTCGCGTCGGAGCAGGCGCCGCATGGTGCGGTTCATGTAGAAGACGGGCTTGCCGAGCCGGTTGGGCGGCGTCTCGAGCGCCGTCTCCATGTTGGTGATGATCGTCTTGATGTTCGCGGCGTCGGTGTCGCTGACGTCGATGTTGCAAATGCGGACGACGTAGCGCCAGTCCTTCAGCGCGATCCCCGGCTTCCACTGGAACCGCTCCTGGTAGACGCGCATCCGGCTGCCGGGCAGGCCAGCCGTGACCTCCGCGGTCACCTTGCCGAAGTCTTCGTGAATGAGCCCGGCCTTGCTGCCCTTCGGGAAGATGCCGCTGATCGTTTCGTCGCCCCAGCAGATCAGCCAGATGCTCGCGTTGTCGGCGCCGGCGCCGCCGGCCTTGATCACGTTGCTGCCGTTGGGCGCGGTGCTCGAGCTGTAGCGCACCGACAGGCCGGTGAACTGCTCGGGGTTGACGCTCGCGTTGCCGTAGAACAGGACGCGCGCGAGCTCCTGGTTCATGGCTTCGATGAACGCGCGCGCCTCGGACAGGCGGAACGCCTGCTCGTTGCCGTTGAGCAGGACGAGGTCGACGTCGACCTCCGACCACGCCTCGAGGATGCCCGTCTGCTCGTCGATCTGCGCGGTGAGCGACTTGCTCGGCGTGACGCCCTGGTTGAGCAAGCGCCAGGCGATCGCCGGGAGGCCGGTGCGGACGGTCGTGCGGTGCCCGGTCGGGAGGTTGCCCTCGCGCCAGACCATGTCAGTCAGGATCTCGTTGCTCTGGTTCAGAAGCTCGACGATCGTCGGAACCTTGCCATCGGGATCGACGCGCTTCGCCCAATCGGCGAGCGTGAGGTTGCCCGTACCTAGTGCGGCCATGATGTGCTGCCCCGTTCCGAGGCGCGCTTACTTCTCGGTCGTCCCACCGTAGAGAACCTGTGCGGGGTCCTTCGATGGTCGCGGTCGGCCGCCGCCGGCGACCGGAGTGTCTTCGCGCATCGTTCTGCCAAGGTCGGCCAGGAAGGACACGACCTCGATGTGATTGGCATAACCCGACTTCGCGAGCAGGCGCCGTAGCGCGTCGCCGCGAGGCGTGCCGGCCGGCCGGATCGAGTCGAGCGTCAGCTTCGCGAGCTGCTCTGTCTCCTCGAGCTTGGGACCGCCGTACTCACTGTCCGCCTCCGTGACGGCGCGAAATGCCGCGGACGCTTTGGCGAGCCCGTCGACGTGCTCCTCCACAAGCGCCTGGGCCGCTGCGTTGTCGAGCTTCATCCCGCGCGCGAGCTCTGCGATCGGCGCGAGGTCCGCCGTGTCGAGGTACGTTTGTGCGCCGTCCGGCACTTTCAGGTCGTACTTGTCCGGAACGACGGCTGCCGGCGGCGCGGCCGGCGGCTCCGCGGGCGTTGCGGCCGGCGGAGGGGCGCCCTCGACGGGCGGTTGCGTGACCGGCTGGGCGGCCGGTTTCTCGGCGGCAGGCGGTGCCGCTGGCTTCTCTGCGGCCGGGGCCGCAGGTTTCTCCACAGCCGGGGCGGTGGGAGGCGCGGCCGCTTGGGGGTTAGCCGGTGCGGCGGGCGCTGCTGGTGTGCTCATGGGGTCGTGCGCTCCTTGTTTTGTTCGTCTTCCCAGGCCTCGTCCTCGGCGTGTTCGCGACGCACGCGGGCCCGGTTCTCGCGTTCCATCTGGTCGTAGAGCTCCTCGCTCGCCTCGAGCCACTCGGCCATGAGCTCGTGCCCGAAGTCCTGGCGGCCGGCGCGGTAGTGAATCTCCGCCGACTGCGTCCAGATCGAGCGATAGACGCCGGCCGCCTGCAGGATGTGCGAGCAGAACAGGCGCCCGGCTTCACTCCCGAGCACGGCGCGGACGGCCTCGAGGTAGTCGCGCTGCTGCCGGCGCGCCTTCCGCTCGAGATACGCTTCCTCCGCGCTCGGCGGCCGGCGGATCTCAGGCCGCGGCATACCATCCGCTGAACGTGATCAGGCTCGCGTCCGTGAGGTCGTCTTGACTCAGGGGCAGCGCCGCGCCGGCGGCGCCGGTGAACAGGCCGACCGTCCCCGTGCCCCCGATCGGGCGGCCGGCGATGTTGGCCGTGCGCGTCGCGAGGCCGCTGAACACCGGCACGGCGATCGCGCCGCTCGCGTCATCGACGTCGACCGGGAGGCCGCCGAGCAGGACGTCCCCGTTGATGGTGCCGAGCGCGCTCAGTTGCACGGTGCCACTGATCCACACCAGGCCGGCCACCGTGACGTACCAGCCGACCTGCTGCGCGTAGACCTGGTCGGCCGCGCCCGCCGTGCCGCTCAGGACCGGCGTGAAGGGCTTCGCCTTCGCGGGCTCGAGCGGCGGCAGCCCGCCGCCATCGCTGCCGGACGCGGTCGGCGCCATCAGGACGAGCACGTTCTGCTCGTGGTCGAAGCCGATCATCGGCAGGCCGGATTTATTCGTGAGGAGGATCTCGAGGTCCATGTGTGGGTCACCCCGTCGGCGGCGCGGTGATCGCGCCGGGTTGTTGCGCGCCCGTGAGCAGGCGGTTGAGGACGCTGTCGCCGGTGACCGGCGCCTGGCTCGCATCCTTCGCGGCCTTCGCGGCGTTGACCATCTGCTCGCTTTGCTGCTGCTGGATCGCGGCGTCGGCCGACGCCTTCTGGAGCTCGTTGGCCGCCTCGTCCGACCGCACGATGCGCGGGTCGACGCCGAGCATCTCGGCGTAGTTGTTGACGACGCGGTTTGTGTCGATCTTGAACTTGACCTCGGGGAACTCCTGCGCGAGCACCGCGGTCGACTGCAGGAAGCGGTCCTGGCCGACGACGCCGACGAGCTTCTGCGCCTGCGCGAGGATCGAGATGTACTCGGGCTTCAGGATGACGCCCTCGATCTCCGGGGGCGGCGGCGGGAACAGGCCGGCCGCCTCCATCATCGCGTAGACGCGATCGACGATCGGGTCGAGGAGCTCGTCGTTCGTGCGCTCGAGCACGGGCCCGAGCGCCAGGAGCTTCTCCTCGTGCCGCTCGTCGATCTCGCGCGCCGTCGGCGGTTGCGTGCCGCGCTGCTCGTCCGAGCGCGCGAGCATCAGGAACAGGTCCTCGTAGAACGCGCGCTGGATGCGGTACTGCACCTGTTGAATGTCGAACGTGAGATCGCGCAGGTTCAGATTGACGTCGTAGACCGACCGCATCCCCTGCATC